CTGCGCGCAGGCGTTCGACTATGTCTTCCATGGCCTTCTCCCCTAGAACGTGCGCCAGTTCTCGACCGGCTGGATGCCGAGCGACTTGGCCTGCTTGTCCCTGTATGTGAGCACGAAGTCGCCAGCGATGGAGACGCGGTGCTTGCGATAGTCGTCCACCGTGAAGATGCCGCTGTCAGGATCGCCAGACCGAGAAGGCGTTCCGTGGATCATGCTGGCAGGGAAGATGAACATGACGCCCTCCTTAGGGCCAAAGCTCCACGTGTAGGAGTTCAGCCACGTCCACTCTGACGGCGGTGCGTTCTTGATGCACCCGGCGAACGGTTCGTGCCTGTAGTCGTCCTGCTCGAACACCAGCGCCATGTCCGCGTCTTCAGGGATGTTGACGTAGTAGACGAAGGACAGGTGAGCATCCCGGTGAGCGTGCATGGGCGTGGCGCGCTCACGCACGATGTTCATCCAAGACTTCACGACGTTGAATTGATAGAGGCCGGGATCGACCTTGAGCGTCTCTATGTAGGTGCGCGCCAAATTCGTCGCCATCTCGAACACCGGCCTGAACGCCTTTTCATGGTGCATGGTGAGATGGCCGGTCAGCTCATTGGAGAAGCCCTTGTCGCTCATGTAGCCGAGGATCTTCTTCTCGAACGCTTTCTTTAGTTCAGCGTGATCCTCGTTGAAGGTTTCCAGAACGAGCGTCGGGAAAAGCGCGTGCTCAATCGTTTGCATCTTCCCCCTCCAGCGCAGCGCGGACAGCTTCATCAATCATGTCCTGAATAGCTTTCGCGACTGCATTTTCCCCAAAATGGGAAAAGTTTTCACCCATGCGGTCCAATGCGCTAACTAACCTTCTTTGTGTCTCTGTTAACTCAGTTATTTCTATAAAATCGGGTCTTTTATACATCTTTCCCCTCCAGCGCAGCGCGGGCGACAGAACGAAAGTCCTGCTGAGAATACACAGGCGTGTATTCGGCATAGAACCGCAGCGCCTTCTCAAGCGCCTCTATGCGGTCGGCGGCTTCAAACATTGTGCCTACGCAGCCGCCATAGATAGGCGTCCAATCCTTGCGCAGCCGCTTCACAAGATCATTGCTCATTTGCTCAACTCCGATCTAATCCAAGACAACAAAAACAGTTCAGCATTCGGAGCGTCCCCATCCCGATCAGCGATCATGTCGGCCCTGCCTTCGAGATAAGAACAAACCTCTTCAAGGATTTCTTCAAGCGTTTCTGTGCGCTTCATTGCTGCGGCGTATTTTTTGTTTATGTCATTCATCCCCATCATTCCTTTCGCTATTTCAACAGATGCAGCTAATTCTGACATGTGGCTCATCAGTCAATCCCTCCTATGACCTGTATGCCCATCCTCTTTGAATGCGTATCGCACAAGCCCTCCTTGATGACCTCATTCGTTATCCATTGATCGATGAGGAACTGAGCGATCTTTTCAGGCACGCTATATCGAACTTGCATCATAACAATCGCGCTGCGCGCCTTGGCTCGCCCATGTGTTGAAAGCGTCCAAGGGTTCTTATCAATCCACGCCTGACGCATTTCGTCAAGAATTCTCCTAAGAGTTTCCTTCTCAGGCAGTTTGTTCTTTGGCTTTTTGTCTTCAGACAGCGGGCGGGCAATTAGGGACTCGCCGCCGATAGTATTGGGGATTGGCTTCCTGACTAACTCGAACGGAAGTCTCCACCCATCCTGCGCGCTCTTGATCTTGCGGGCGATGATCTCGCCGGTCCATTCGCCTTCTTCGCGCTCGACCTGCAACAAAAAATCGCCTGCGCCGTCGAAGACGGTGCTGCCGCGCAGATTGCCGGCGCGGCTGGTGTGGTGAACGCCTATCACGGCCGTATCGAACGCCTCACGCACCGCGTCACAGGCGCGAATAAACAACGTCATATCTTTTTGCAGGTTCTCGTCTGCCCCGGGTAGCACACGGCTAACGGTGTCAACAAAGACTGCAACGGGCTGGCCGTTCTCGACGGTGAGCTTCGCGACGGTTCTGAGCAGGCGCTCGACATCAGGCTCCGCCATGAAGTTGATGTTCTGCCTGATCAGGAAAAACGGAAATGCGTCAGAGATTGTTTGCTGCTCGACTTCCCATGCGCTGATGCGGTTCTTGAGATCGCCAACGCCTTCTGAAGATATGTAGAGGACGGGGCCGCTCTTATAGATCTTGCGGTCCCACCATGACTTAATTGAGCCGGCGACTGACAGAGCAATGTCGAGGGCGATGAACGTCTTGCCGCAGCCGGGAGCGCCATAAATGAAGCCCATTGCGCGCTCGATGATGAGCTTGTCGATCAGGTACTTTGGCTCAGGCAGCGCCTTGATGCCCACGATGTTGAGCATCTCGTAAGTGTCAGACGCTGGTTCGCGCGTGATCTCGCCGGTTGAGGCGTCGAACTTGAGCGTCGTCGCCTCTTCGTATTTATCGCTTGTAGGGTTTTCTCGCCGCCCGCCCGGCGGCTCTTGCTGCGCATGTTCACGAACCTTGCCGTCCCACTGTTTGAAGGCGGCGTAGGTTTTGAAGAGGACCATGGAGTATCCACGGCCTTCCCTCTCTAGAAGGTCCGCCCGGGACACGCCCGGCACCTTTAGACGGCTTTCGACGTTGCGCTCGTAAGTGGCGAAGATTTCGGCCGCAATGCGGTCGATTTCGCTTTGCACCAGCGGGATTGGCGCGGCTCTGTATTCTTCGACGACACGCGCCCAGACGAGCCTCGTCGCATAGTCCTCGCGGCCGTCGATCACGCGCCCAAAAGGCGTCATCGAATGCGGCGGCGTCGGCGTCTTCTCACCCGTCACCGAGACAGAGCGGCCGCCGTGCTCTTCCGCAAGCCGGTCAATCTCGTCGCAGAGCCACGAAGGCGCTTCGAGGATATCAGTTTCCCAAGGTGAAAATCCTTCATCCCATTTGTAGTATGCGCCGCTTTCATGCTGCGACGGCGGCAGCATGGCGAAGCCACCTGCGCCTCGAACATCCACTCCCACGCTAGTCTTGAAAGTCGGCGAATTCCAACCACTTGGCGCGCGAAACAAATACTGTTTCCCGCCGCCGCCGGTTGTCTGCGATGGCGTCTCAAGATCGCCGCCCATGTTGTGTAGAGACAGGATGCCTTCCCACCAAAGGCGGGCGCTGTCCTGTTTTTGGAGATCGACATCGACCACAAAGACGCCGCCGGAGCAGGCCCCCGTGATGATGCCCATGTTTTGACGACGCACATGCTCGCCATCTGACCCGTACCAGCGTTGGAACGTCAGATCAGGCGCGAGTTCGTGCTCGAGAGCGCGCCACTGCGGCAGCGCGGGCCTCTTCCATGACTTGCCGCCGTCGCGCGGCGTATGCGCCGGGACGACCTGCAAGCCCAAATCTCTGTATGCCTGCGCCCAGTCTGGCGGCGCAGCAAACTCAGGATCAAATTGCATCAGCTCACTCATCAGAACAACGTGTCTGCGCCAAACTTCGCGATCAGGGCCGCTTCCGCGCGGCCGTGGTCCTTCTTGCGGCGAAAGCCTTCCGACGATGGCCACAACCGAATTGCCAATGCGCGCGCGGCTTCCTTATCAGGAGGCAGCCGGAAATGCCGTTTCCATACGCCGGGAACGACTAAGGTGTAGGGCGTCTTCATCGCAGCGATCACGCCGCGGGCCATGCCGTATGCGGTGCCGAATTTAAAAGTGCTCGACAAACCCTGCTTAGGCATAGCCCCGACCCGCTCTATAACGGCATAGTCGGGCTGAAATTTTTGCATAAGGTCAGCCAGCGCCGCGCAGTCGATCTCGCCATCGACCGTGGGCACATCATAAACGGCGATCTTTTCAGGAAATTCAAAGAAGTAAAAAGCGACGGCTCCGCTCGCCCCCGGGTCCACTCCCATGATGCATCTGATCATTGTTTTTTCCTTTTCTTATCGTGATTAACGAAATCGTTAACGGACAGAAGGCCGCCTGTTTGCGTGATTAGGGGAAGCCGCCAGCGGTATGGCACATGGTTGCGCTGCCGCCATTTCTTGCGACTTTCCCTAGAGACGCCAATAGCTTCCGCGGCGCGGTCGATCAGCATCCAGTCGAGTGGTGATTTGCTCATCTGGCGAAGGTAGGGACAAATTGTCCCCTTTGTCAAATCGGGGCTGGGGACAAACTGTCCCGGCTCCAGTTGACAGCCAAACGCATCGCGCTCATATTCGCTGCATGACGAATTGTTTTGAACGATACGAAATCGATCATCTGTCACCGTCTGCTTGCAACCTTTTCGTTGCATCTCCGGCGATGTATGTGATGGAGCGCATCCTCAAGCGCAAAGCGCCTGTAGGCGCTGCGGCTCATCGCGGCAACGCTGTTGAAGCTGGCATCGCGAAGGGCTTGTTTGATGACGCGCCTTTGGAAGATTGCGTGTCTGAGGCTCGCAAGGTTTTCTCAGGTCTCGCCGCTTTATCTGGCGACCCGCGCAAAGAGAAAGAGATCACGGCCATCCCCGCGATGGTGAAGGCCGGTCTGCAAGAATTGAAGCCTTACGGCAAGCCATCGTCTGCGCAGGGTAAGATCGAGTGGAAGGTCGAGGGCCTCTTCGTCCCCGTCATTGGGTTCTACGATTTTGAGTGGGCCGATCACGGCATCCTCGTGGATCTAAAGACAACGCATAAGTTGCCGTCGAAGATAAGCACTAACCACGCGCGTCAGGTCGCGCTCTATAACGCCGCGCGAGGCAACAATCTCGACACGCGCGTTTGCTATACGACGCCATCGAAGACGGCCGTCTATCGATTGGAAAACAGCGATGAGCATGTAAAGGCGCTTGAAAAAATCGCCTTCGCCATCCAGCGCTTTTTGTCAGTCACTAACGATCCGCAAGAACTCGCGTCGATTGTGATGCCTGACGTGGACAGTTTCTATTTCGCCGATCCTCTAGCGCGCAAAAACGCGTATGAGGTGTTTGGCATCTGAGCTTGCTCAAGTGAGCGGGAGCATGCGGTGAGCTAAATCACCGCTTTGGAGTGTGTCATGGGTCTTGGTCTTAATTACCGCCGTTCTGGCGGCGGCGACTTTCTGCCGGTCTGCAAGTACGACGCGCGCGCTGGCCGTGCGTTTCGTGTGGATCGTGAAGACGGTCAAAACAATCCGGTCGATATCACGCGCAACTTTAAGGCGGTGTTCGACATGGAGAACATCGAGGTGGGTTGGATTGCATTTCCTAAGGGAGCCGCGCCCGACTTCCAGCTCGTTCCTCTCGGCGAAGAGTTCCCAGAAGAGGGCCCGACGCCGAACCATAAGCAGGGCACGCGTTTCGTGATTAAGTTGAGCGCCGAGTGCGGCGGCGACTGTCGCGAGATGGCCTCGACGGCCGGCGCGTTCCTCGATGGGTTCAACGCGCTGCACGACGATTATATCGCCGGCTCCGCGAAAAACCCCGGCAAGCTGCCTGTCGTTGTTCTTGATGACACCATCGCCGTCGAGTCCGGCGGCGGGAACAACAAGAGCACGAACTACCAGCCGCAATTCAAGATCGTGTCTTGGGTGCCGCGGCCTAAGGATTTGAAGCCGTCACCACGCGGAAAAGCTGCGCCGTCTCGCCCGTCTGCGCCGCCTTCCACGGGGTCACAAAGGGTCGAAGCTCCGCAGAAAGCGCCGGCAATGGCCGCCGCTGACGACGAGGATTTCGGCTGAAGAGGGGGTAGCCTTGGGGGAGCAATCCCCCAAGGTTATTTATGGAGGCTTCAATGGCTAAAGCAGGACACAATTTGAACCCGTCGCATCTCGCCTCGTTCATCGATAGGATCGAGGCGCTCGAAAGCGACAAGAGCCAAATCGCAGAAGACATCAAGGACATCTATCTTGAGGTCAAATCTGCGGGGTATGACGTGAAGATCGTTCGAGCCGTGATTAAGATGCGTGCTGAAGATAAAGAAAAGCGCGACGAACGTCAGGCTATGATCGATCTCTATATGAATGCGCTGGGCGATCTGGCCGACACTCCTCTCGGGCGTGCGGCGATTGAGAAGATTTAAGGTGAAGAAGTGATCTTACTCATCACAATGAACATGCCGTCTGCGCAGGGATATCTGGTCCATCAGGTGACTGTGGAGCACCCTGCGCAGACTATCGACGAGTTCTATAAAGAACTCCACGAAACGGATTTTGTTTTTGCGACACAGTTGTATCGCAAGAAAGATCCGCGAGGTGATGTCCATTGGGAAGATCGCGGTAAGATCATTCTCAACAGCGCCCATATAGGCAAAGTGCAAGAGTTCATAGAATTCGCAAATGCGCCTGAACAGACGTTTGGGTTCTCAAAAGGTGAATACGGGGTGGCTGCATATGAAACGCCAAGGCCCGTGAGAAGAAAGGTCTGATAATAGTTTCGGACTTATGATCTGTTGATGGAGTTAGAAATGGCTATGCAAAAGACTACGAGCGTTGTCGCTATATCTGCGCCCAAAATCCAGACTGCGACGTTTCGCCTGATTGGCACGTCGCCGTTCGTTCAAGCCCGCTTCTCCGCCAAAGCAAAACAAGCGATGATGGCGAAAATGGCTGCGGGCAGCACCAGCAAAGGCAAGAAGGTCCGCGAGGCGCGTGACTTTGATCAGGACTGCCGGGACGCCATGCATATCGGCGTTGATGGCAAGGCTGGCGTGCCGGCTGGCGCGTTCCGCAACGCGATGATCTCCGCCTGCCGTCTCGTCGGGTTCAAGATGACGCTCGCGAAACTGTCGGTCTTTGTCGAGGCCGATACGTTTGACGCCGTCGATGGCGTGCCTCTGGTGCATGTACACGGCGACTGGGAGCGTCTTGATATGCATACGCGCAATGCGACGGGCGTCGTTGATATTCGCGTGCGTCCCATGTGGCGCGAGTGGTGGATCGATCTGCGCGTGAAGTTCGACGAAGATCAGTTTACTCTGACTGACGTTTCCAACTTGCTGATGCGTGCAGGTGTGCAGGTTGGGATTGGTGAAGGCCGTCACGACAGTAAGTCGAGCACGGGCCTTGGGTTTGGCTGCTTTAGAATTGGAGAGGCCGAATGATCTCAAGGGAGCGCATGCGTGCAATTCGTGAGGAATTGCATAGCCTAATGTCTGAGGGGCGCTTGCGCCCCGAGGACGTTGTCGATGCGGCGCGAAACCCGAACTCCGCGTTGCACTCTTACTTCACTTGGGATGACAGCGAGGCGGCTGCGGCTTACCGGCTGCAAGAGGCGCGCGCTCTCATCAAGAGGGTGAAGGTCGATGTTGTCAGGACAGATGAAGAAGTTGTGCGTGTTCCAAGCTTCATCCGTTCGAACGGCGGATATCAGGAAACACAGGTGGTGACGGTCAATAAGCCCGATCACTATTCGGCCATCCTGATCACGCTGGCGCAGGTATCGACTATGCTGACCAATCTTGCGGCTCCAGAGCTGGATGAATTGGTTGAGCATGTCGAGGCCGTCCGTCTGGGGATATCCCAGAAGCGCGATGTCGCATAACGCGGCAGGCGTGGCATCGCTAGGCGCGGCCGAGTTACGCTCGGATCGGCAAGGCTAGGTAAGGCAGGCAAGGCGATCCGTCGCACGGATTGGCCCGGCTGGGATCGGCAGGCAAGGCGCTGCGTGGCAACGCATGACGCGGCAAGGCTTGGACTGGCAACGCAGGCATCGGAAGGCAACGCTTGGCGGGGCTTGGTGAGGCGACGCAGGCATCGAATGGCGCGGCAAGTTGAGGCACCGCAGGGCATAGCAACGCAGGCAACGCCCGGAGAGGAAGGGCACGGATGGGCGAGGCATGGCAAGGCAGGCATGGGCAGGCATTGCAAGTCGGGGCTGGGATTGGCACCGCAGGCGAGGAGACGCTAGGCACAGATCGGCCGGGCATCGCATTGATGGGCGAGGCAGGCGAGGGCTGGCAATGCGAGGCGAGGCCGGGCGAGGCTAGGCAGGCGAGGCAACGCCCGGCGGGGCAACGCCCGGCAAGTCGAGGCGACGCAGGCAAGGCATTAAACTCTTAACTGAAGGAATAGAAAATGAACCATAGAGATGTACTCACGAAGGCCGCATCAATTCTGAACGAGAGACACGCGCAATATGGTGCGATGGAGCTTTGTTTAGAACGGGCGGCGAAAATCTCATCAATCATCACGTCGAAGTGGATCACCGCATATGACGTGGCTCTTGTCATGCACGCTGTTAAGCTTGCAAGGCTGGAGAACAATAGGTCTAATCCAGAGAACTACGTCGATGGCATCAACTATCTTGCTTTCGGCGCACAACTTTCTACAGCGCAGCCAATTGAAAACATAGAGGACGATATAGCCGCCATGGCACGGCGGTTGGCTCCAAAAAAGGAACAGAGATATGCGGAAGACAATAGCGGCAGTAACGGCAGCGGCAGTGACAACGGCCGCCCTGATACACCCTCTGGGGGCTGAACCCGAAAGCGCCGCCGAGTTCTTCTACAAGGACCGTCTCTACTGGAGCAAAGGCATCGCCGCTCCTTCAAAGCTTTCATGGGCCGGGAGCTTGTCTCCCGTCTCATCTCGCACGCCTGATAAGGAAACCGTCGCAAAGATGGTCGCCTATGCGGCGCGTGAAAAGCTTGGGCAAGAACGCGTTTCTGACACGCTCAGACTGACGCGTTTGGAGTCGGGATATCGCTGCCATGTGCTTGGTCCTAAAACCAAACACGGGCGCGCTGTCGGGCCGCTGCAAGTGCTGCCTAAGAGCGCAGAGGCGCTTGGGATTTCTGCGCACGATCTTCATACCGACTGCAAGGCTCAAATTGAAGCCGGGCTGCGGCACATGGAGAAGTGCATAGAAGCAGGTGCGCGTTCTTACAATCAATTGGCGGCGTGCCATGTCGCCGGTTGGCAGGGATGGAATAAAAGGCTTTCGCGTCGCGCTGAAGCGTACAAACAGAAATACGTTCGCATGGCCGCCACAACGCAAGTGCCGGCTTGGGCAGGGAAACTACACACATGGTAGATTATCTTCTCTTTCTAATCTGCGTCATGGCGACGATTGGCTCCGTTCCGGCGGCGCTGTTTTTGTTCGCCGTGACGGTGAGTATGGCCCGCACTATCTTGGAGCTTGTGAGAGGGTAAAATGGAAGATCTTGATAAGCTGTCAAAAAAAATTTTGGAACTTTGGCTGAAAGATAAGACGACGACAGAAATAGGCGAGATGCTTGGCATGACCAAGAATTCTATCGCCGGTCGCATACATCGCATGCGGATGAAAGGGCATTTAGCTCCAAGAAGAAATCCAGAGAGATATCAACTCCCATCGTACCCGCCTAAAATAAAGAATAGGCGCATCATCCGGCAGATTAACAAGGGCGTTCGACAGGCCCCTGAATTAAATTTCCCGGCTGCTAAGAAGCCGCTTGTCACGCATCACGAAAAAACCTTGATGCAGCTTACGATTAACTCGTGTCGGTACATCGTTTACATGGGCGAAAAACACGAGACGCTTTATTGCGGAGCGCCCAAAGAACGAGGCTCTTATTGCAAGTCGCATGCTGCGCTTTGCTATATCAGGGCGAAGGACTACGGGAAGGTCGCCTTGAAAATGGCGAGGAACAAGTGATGATGTTGAGACTAGACCCGCCCATACCGTTGGAGACACCGCGTGGAAAGGCTCTTGCGCACTTTATTGTGGACTATGGCGCGGAGCATCACTGGATGTGGGTTTGCTTTCAAGAAAATGGCGAGTGTTGGACATGGCAAAACACCGATATACGCGCCGAGACTAATCCAACATTTGGACGCCACAGGGAGGCCAAGGCTAACAATGAAAGATAAACACATATGCTCCGGCTGGCACTACACGTTTGGTTGGCTACGCCGATCTGAACTCGATAATGACGGGTACTACTGCTATGAGGACGGTGAGGGCGACCAATACTACACGGACGCTCTTCACCATAAACATGCAGTCTACCTTGATTGCTGGGAAGACGCAGTTAGCGGCGAGCGATATCTAGCATTTAGCCCTGTGCCAAAGGTTTTTAAATGCCGCTCATAATGTAAGAAACCGCGAACGGGTTGGCGACGGGGCCAGACCCGCCACCCGCCGCGGCGATAGTGATCGAGCCATCGCCGTTTGTGATCGTTACGTTAGACCCGGCGGTGAGCTTCGCTTTTGAGAGACTGCCAGTGGAATTGCCAATCAAAAGGTCGCCATTTGTGTAAGTGATGTTGCCCGTGCCGCCGTTTTGAACGGTCACAGGCGTTTGCAGCGAGATAACAGTGCCAACCACATTGATGCCGGTTCCCCCGGTGACCGGAGAGTTATCGGCAAGAAAAACGCTAACGCCATCTGACCAAATAAACGTGTTCGCGCTTTGAGTGGCCGTGACGGAATAGGGGCCAGCGCCAGCCGACGACAGGGTGACTGTAAAAGCACCGCTGGTCGCGTTATCGACGATATAAAAACCTGAAACGCTGGCGGGGAAGAAGACCGTGACGTTGCCAGACAATGTGCCGGTCAACTTAATGCAAACATTCTGGCACTGCGTTTGGGTCAGCGTGACGTTCACGTTGGTCAAAGACACCGTCAGAGTGCCGCCGAACGCCTTATCGATGATGTCCCAGTCCGCGTTAACTGGCGTGTTCCAGTCATCCACGAAGCTGTTGTATGCCGGCTTCTCGATGTTTTTGTTTGGCGTAAAAGTTGAAGGCATGGCTCAACCTCAGATGTTCTGTTGCGCGACTTCGAGAGCCTTGGCGATGTGGTCGTCATGTGAGTCCAAAAGGGACTCGGTCGCGGAATTGATCCGCTTCTTGGCGTCTTCAGCCATGCGCACAAGCCTGTCGGCGCGGCTGTCATGGCTGCCAATGCGGCCACCGGACTTGCGCTCAATACGGCCGCCGGTGTTCTGGTTGAGATACTCTTCCGCGCGGCCGGCTTGGAACAGCGACTGGGCGGCGGTCGGCGACATTTCATAGAGCTTCGACGGCGCGCCAGCGGCGCGACCTGTCAAATAATTGACGCCGCCTACGAGCTTAGGAGAGCCCATGGCGACGTGCGCGACGTGGGCCGGGTGTAGGAGGGCCGCGGGGCCTAGAACGGCTCCTGTGCCGCCGTAGAGGGCTCCTGAGGCCACTATGCCGCGCAGACCCTGCGGGAGGTAGGGCGATAGGTCATAGCCGGCTATGGCGGAGATGAGCTGCGGGTCGCGCTTATAGAGATCTTCGAGCAGATTGCCCTTGTCGCCGCCGCGATAGCTCCGCAGGATTTTGTTAATGCGGGTGTCGGTGCTTTTGCCGCTCAGAAGGGCCGCCCGCATATCGTTAAGCTTCTCGGTGGCGGAGCCGTATTCTTCCATGATTTTGGCATAGCCGGGATCGACGTTAACGATAGACTGCCGCACTGCGTTATATGCATCGTCAACGATCTTGCGGGCCTGCGGGTTCCCGCGCGTGTCCGGCTTCAGGTCGCCGATAGCCTGCTTGAGCGCATCGAAACCTTCAAGGGTCTGATGCGGAGATCCCGGCGGCTTAGAGGCCCAGCGGTTGACGACCGCCTCAACGGCGTTGAGAGCCTCCTGCGCACCACGGTTGGTGGTCTCTCCGTAGAAAGCGCCGACGCCTTTGCCGGTAGCGCCGCGAGACTGGTTAATCACGTCCATCACCGGCTGGAAATCCAAGCCCGTCTGCGCCTTGATAGGGTCCATGCCGGCGATGTAGTTCCGACTACGATCTTCAGCGACCTGCCGAACGCCAGATTGAATGCGGTCGATCAGATCGCCTGCATCCGCCTTGCCAGTATAGTGCGCCCAAAAGACAGGGTCGCGATCCATGCCCGCCTTGGCCGCCGTCTGCAACGAGCTGAACGCCGCGCCGGACTGGATCGTCGCAGGAATGTTGAAGGCGGTCGTCGCAGCCTTCGCAGCCATTTTGGGCGCTTGCAGCGCGATGTTCAGCGGGTCGGTTGTCTTTCCAACAGTCGCAGCCAGCTCGCCGGCCTTGCCGATCACGCCCGGAGCCTTTGCGGCAAGACTGCCGCCGCCCGTGAAGAGGATCGACGCGTCGGAAAGAACGCCGACCGGATCTTCCGCCAGTGCGCGTTTGAAGCCCTCGACGCTGCCATAACGCTGGCGATAAAAATCGCCAATCGCATTGACGCTGGCTTCCGCCTTTTCTTTCTCAGCGGCGTCTTGCTGAACGCCTAGTGCGCCCTTCGCCTTTGAGTAAAGGCCGCCGCCAATATCGCCGAGAGCTTTCGCTGTCTCAACGGGCTGCGTGAAAGGAGTTATGACGGCCTTGCCAAACTCAGTCGCGCTTCTGGGGAAGTTCTGAACAGCGGATTGCGCGACCTCCGTCATAGACATTGGGGTCGGCTCTGGCCTGTCTCTCTTTAAGAATTCAGGAGTTTCGGCTTTTACAGCCGCAGGCGCGGCCTTTTTCTCATCACCGAACGTGATGCCCTGCGAGAATTGGTCAAAGTCTCCACCCCCAGAAACGGCAGGACCGCCGGGGATGGAGATGCCTTTGGCGAATTCTTCAAAAGCGGCATCGTTGGCCATGGCGCGTCCTTAATTGTTCTCAATGTACCGGCTCAAGCCAGCCGAGTCTAAGAGCCTATCGATGTACTCAGTAGGCTTGCGATTAGCGCCATAGAACTCTTTGAACAGAGGCTGATCGCCTCTCTTCGCCCTAAGGAACCTTTCGATCTTCGCCTTTTCTTCACCAAGTATGTCTCCGGTGCGCTCCTGACGGAATGCGTCAAGAGCATTCTGCGCGAAATAATTATTCGCGAAGACCGGACCATATTGCTGGCGGATGTAGTTCTTGTACTCGTTCAGATACCGGCGCTCATCAAGAGCCGTCTGCTTGTCTTGATACAGGCCGGCGAGGATTTTGATGTCGCCATCTTTGGATTGACCGATTTGCGGAATGGTTGCCGCCGCGCGCTGCAACGCGCCAAGAGAGCGTTGGTCAGCTCTATTGGTTTGAGCGAACTCAAGAGACGCCGCAACCTTCCGTGCCGCTTCAATAGTACCAATATCTCCCGGGTTAATGCGGAGGATATCTTGTGGAATTTTAGCTATGTTCAGCAAATCGTTATAATAGCTAGACCACGCATTTCTAAGTTCCGCAGTGGGGCCAGAGGCCGTCCAGCCAGTTTCAGGCAGGCTCAACATGTATGAGGTGAGTTGGTTAAGCCGGCGACCCATGTCCGCCGCTTCGCGCGCGCCCTGTTCGACGTTTGCTTCAACTTGGTTTGATGTCTGTTTAAGAGGCTGCGACCCTTGCTTATCGATGAGGATAAGGTCGTGATCCGCCTTAGCCTGCGTGCGGCCTAAATCGCGAAGGAACATGGGTGCAGCCGCCGCTGCGGGCTTACCACCCGGCGCGCCAGCCGCGCCCGCGGGCTGACCCGTCGCGGGACCGGACTGGCCAAGAGGAGATATGCGGACATCTCCCTCGCCATATGAACCGCCAGTTCTTTGAGCCTCCGCGCGCGCGGCTGTCTCGCCCAGAAGAGCCGGGCGGTCCTTATCAGGCAGAGCAAGCCACGCTTTTTCCAACATTGTGCCAGCCGACGTAACCACATAGCTGGTGCCATCCGCAGATCTAAAGCTCGAATTGCGGAGGTTCTCAAGCGCACGACCCGCAGTGACCTGCGCCTGCGTCTTGGTGGTTTCACGCGTCTGCTCGATATCCGAAGCCTGCTTCTCAAGGCCGGAGTAGGTCTGAGCGCCCTCAACAAGGCCAGCGCCAATCGCATACGCGGGGCTGCGTGTCGGCGTCGAAAGAGCCTTACCAATCGCCGCAATCGCGGGAACGACAAACTGCTTGCTGGTGAAGAAGTCAGTCGCGCTATCGAACGGCTTGCCGGTTTCGAACCTGTTAGGCAGATACGCCATCAAGCCAGACGGACGCTCCCCTTGAGGAGTAGGAGCCGCGCCACGGCCGACAGTCGTTGCCCTGCCAGCGCCAAGACCGCCGGTCGCCGGAGCTTGCATGTTCAAATGGCCGAAAAGTTTTCGGACATAGTTAGGGTCGCCGCCGGCATTGTATGCGGCGTAGGCTTTAGCGACTTGTGCAGGATCGTTCCAATCGGTGACGCCCGCAGCCTTGCCGCGACCGGCGAGATATTGAGCGCCAAACATGATGCCCTTTTCAGGGTCGTACAGATCACGCGGCGAAGCAGGAGACACGCCGAACCCGGGATCACGCGCCGTGCTTGGCATCACTTGCGCAATACCTACCTCGCCTGCGCGACCAGTTGCGCCCGGGTTAAACCGAGACTCCTGAAAATCCTTCGCTGCCAGATACTGGATCGGGATGCCAGTTTCGGCGGAGGCCCGCTCGTAGAACGGACGCAAGTTAGCAGGAATGCGGCGGACGATGCCCGGCATTCCTTCATCCGACTGCATAGCCGTCGCGCCGACAGCCGGCATATCGGCTTCTTCGCTGTAGCTCGCAGGCTCGACGAAGCCTTCCGTCTGATATGCAGGGCGTGCCAGACCGCCGGTATAGAAGCCTTTCTTCTTAGCGGCGTCCTCAGTCGCTGACTTGTAGTCGAGCATCTTGAGACCGCCCATATTGTGGACGGCTTCTTTGTGCCCATTCTTTTCGGCGTCTTGAGCCATCAGACCGATCTGATAATTGCCGTCGCCGAAATGGTATCGGTAAACCATCTGGCCGTCGTAAAGGCGACCAATCGGCTTCACGTCGTGTTTGATCCTGCGGTCGGAAGCAAAAACAGCGAGAAGAGCTGGGAGAAATTCCGCGGCAGCGGTGCCAATCGTAGACAGGATTTCGGGTACCGCGAAGGCGGAAGCAGCCTCCGCAGCGCCAGCCGCAGCCGCAGGAGCCGCTGCCGCAGTAGCCGCTTCAGCGGCGGAGGCGACAGCCGGAGCAGAGCCAGAAATGGCGTCAACAAGAGCTGGGGCAGCCTTGGTCGCGCCCGCGGCTTCCGCAGCCCCGGCGGCCGCATCTGCCGCGCCCTTAGCGGGGGAGAACAGTTTTGACGCGCTGTCAAAGAGCTGCTTCCCGCCCTTGATGGCGTTGTTGGCCGCGCCAAGACCTTTGGAGATTGATCCGACAACGCTCTGTTGGCCAGAAGCAAGTTGCTGCGCAAGTGCGCGCTGTTGCTCATCGCTTTTGGGAAGAACACGCGGAGCGTTAGCGCCGCTCGCCAGAACTTCCTTGGGGATGATGCCCGGCACTTCTTCATCAGCATACGGCACGTCGCTGCCGTATTGGAACGCACGACGCGGGATTAGACCCCCCCGGCGTGCAGGAATGATGATTTCGCCATCAAGCGCGGCGACACTGTCTCCCTTAGGCTCGGGAGCAGGCGCAGGAGCCGGCGCAGGAGCTTCAGGACGCTCTTTGCTAACGACAACCTGATTAGGGTTCGTGCGCTGTTGCGTGTTGGATTTGCCAAAAAGCGTGTTGTACAAGCTCTGCGCCTCAGAGCCTGCGCTCTTTACCTGCTTGTACGCATCATACGCCTGCTCTGCGCCGGACTTGGGCATCGCGGGCATTTTTGCCGGCCGCATAGGACCGCTGGCGACATGCAGCGCGCCAATGTTGATGCGGTTTTGATGCGGGTTCTTGCTTTCGGAGAAACGACGCGCTTCCGTATGCGGGCCAGACGGCATCGCGATTTGCTGCATAAGACGCTGCAAATCCGTGTCGCTGATGAGCGAAGCTCCTCCAACCGCCTTAGCTACGCGCCCCCCGTCCCGAAAGTTGCCCGACCCGGAGGTCGGCCCCTTTCCGGTTGCAGTCGGCGTGCTGGTCGAAGGAGTGTAGCTGCCGTACCCGCCGCCGGTTGTGGACGGTCCTTTGCCAGTCGCTTGAGGCCCGGCTGGGTAGCCTAGATAGCTCTGGGTGGGCGGCTGGTAACCGTATCCGCCGCCGCCTGTCGCCGGGCCCTTGCCGGTCGCCTGAGGCTGCCCATAGCCCTGCGGCCCGTATCCGTAACCCTGCGGCATCCCATAGCCGTATCCCTGAGGCATCCCGTAGCCCTGAGGCATACCGTAGACCCGCGGCATTTCGTAGCCGTAGCCTTGAGGCATCCCGTAGCCCTGAGGCATGCCGTAGCCGTACCCCTGCGGCATGCCATAAGACATCCCGCCAAGACCGCCGTAGCCGCCATACATCATGTTCATGTAGGGAGATTGAAAATCAAAAGATGACGCCGAGCTGTATTGCGGGGCGGCATAGAACCCATACTGGTTGCGCACAATCCCGGGGGACTCGCGGAACGCCATTGGGTTGTATGTCAACGCTTGCTGATAAACATCAGGAATGCCGGTCGGCATATTGGGGCCGGTAGCGCCGTAACGATACCCGGGCGAGGTATACCCGCCAGCCGTTCCAGCATCGGCCGTCTTAGTAAGATCGGCCGTCTTAGTAAGATCGGTCGTCTTAGTAAGATCGGTGGTTTTACCAGTATCGGTTGTCTTACCAGTATTGGTCGTTTTATTTCTGGCGTCGTATGCAACCCCTTCTTTAGAAGCCGCGATAAGAGCGCGAACTTCAGCAAGAGACTTCCCGCTCTTGAGCATCTGCTCCCAAGGGTCAGTTTCGGCCTTACTCGATGGGTCGCGGCCCAGCTCTTCCTTGTAGAGCAACGCTGCGTTGCGCTCCTCTTGCGTAGAAGGAAGATCTTGGATGACGCCTTTATCAACGTCGTATTTATAACCTTCTTTACTCGACGCTATGCCGGCGCGAACTGCCTCAAGCGGAACGCCCTGAGCAAGCAGGCCCTCCCAATAATCAGTCTCTGCGGCGCTGCCCGGCGGACGCCCAAGTTCTTCTTCATAAAGCTTCGCGGCTTTCTGCTCATTAGTCATGCCAGAAAGTGACGAAGCAGAATTTGTGGAAGAGCTTGTGGAAGCGGTAGACTGAGAACCGCCCCCGCCACCGCCGGTGTATTCATCGCCATATGTGTAGTTGTACTCTGAAGGCGACATGGTTTGCCCAGTTTGAGGGTTGGAATAATACATGCCGCCGTTTTCTTCATATACTGGCTCAAATCCGCCTGCCGCGAAACCAGTGCGCCCCACATAGCCGCCTGAAGCATAGTTGCCCGGGTATTGCACGAAGCCGCCCATGCTCGAAGGGACGAGACCGCCGCTATAGAACTTGCCACGAGATGCGGCCTTATCAGTAGCGCGCTTGTAATCGACCATTTTCAGCCCTCCCTTCGATTGGGCGACGGCGTCATCATGGCCGTTTTTCTCAAGGTCTTGAGCCATTAGGCCAAGCTGCATGCGGGGATCGCCTTTGAGGCGATAACGATAGATCGGCTGCCCATCAAACGTCTCGCCGACCTTCTCGACATCAGTTTTGATGCGGCGGTCAGACGGGAAGAACGGAGCCTGTTGCGTTGTTGTTGTCGTAGAACCCGACAACGCACCAGTGCCCATGGCGATGTTGCCAAGGAACTGAGCTTGCTGATACGGGAAACCCTGTTGCTGTAAGAACTGATTGTACATCGCCTGACGGGCGGCCTGATCAGTCTGTTGCTGTTGCTGGCCCGCAGCCATCTGAGCCTGCGCGGCGGCAAGAGCCTGTTGTTCGCCCTGCGCGCCAAGCCCTGCAAATCCCTGACCAGCGCCAAGGCCCATCTGATACAGGTTCTGGCCTGCGCCAATCGCCTGCCCATATTGCTGTTGGCCGAGAGCCGCCAACTGCTGCGCCGCCTGTTGCTGCGCAGCTCTGTTGGCTTGCATGGCGGCGAGATTGACGCCTTGCTGTTGCTGGAACGCGCCCAAGCCCTGCCCGTATCCCGCCTGCAACAGGTTTGACAATGTCGCCTGATTGGCAAGAGACTGTTGACGGGCGAGGTTCGCTTGCGCGATGCCCGCCCTGTCGCCACCGAAAGCGCCAGAACGGATCGCCTCGCCCGTCAAAGCCGCCCGTTGCTGGGCGTTCTCTTGGGCTTGCAGCGCTTGCTGCGCAGCCACTACGTTTGACATGTACGGGGACATGAATGGCTGAACAGCGGCCTGAGAAAACTGTTCAGGCATTATTGGCTGCATTCCTGCGCCAATAGCGCGCCCCGCCACGTCAGCATATTGCTGGCCGGTTCCCAGCGCTCCGTAGGTCAGGGGCGTTGCTTGCTGCAAACCGCCAGCAATCATGCGCTGCCCCGACATCAAGGACGGCTGCGCCATGCCGGCGATTGCGTTGATGTTCTCAATGCCAGCCTGTTGTGAAGGCGTCAGCGCCTGCACAAAGGCATTTGGGTCTAGTGAATATGGGACGAAAGGCGCATTAGCGACTTCCTCGGCTCGCTTATTGACGGCGTTGTACCGTGCAAGAACCTCAGGCGGGATCGCGACCGATTGTGTTGCTGTTGTGTCTTTCTTCGCCATTCCACGACCCCGTTAATGCGCTACTCGCCCGGTCTTCGCGCCATAAAGCCAGAAGGCTCCGCAAGACTTACCGAACTGACGCTCGTACAGTCTCACCTTTGCCTCTGTTCTGTGGTTCGAAAGGACACCGATAACGAGCGGAATGCCAAGGCTATCAGCGACTTGCTTTGCGAACTCACACAACTTGCGCGCCCGACCCCCTTTGGCGCTACGGTATTCTGGATGGATGAAGATCGCCTTCTCGTCCAACACTTCAAGATCAGAATACCACATTGTTCCTATGCGCAGAAGTATAGCTCCCTCAACTTGAGCCCCTTCTTGGCCTATGATCCCAACGACACCGCGGTCGAGATGCAACGCAGGCCAAATCTCCTGCAATAATTTCATTGGGTTTGGATCAACAAACCCATTTTCGTCGCAGGCAGACAGCGCCAATTGCATGATGTCATCAACATCCTTAGGCGTTCCGATCCGAACGGTGAGATCAGACATTCTTAGTCCTTCTTGGGGCCCGGAAGTTTTTGAAGAGTTTGGACGGTCTTCGCCCGCATCTTCCGCACAAACGAGTCCAGCGTCTTGTGCCCCTCATCAAGATCGCCTTCCCCGATACCAACCACGTCGTCCGGGTGGATAACATATTCGCCGCCTGCGGCGACAATCGCCACCGGGCCACCCGCTGCGCCGCCAGCAGCGCGTCGAGGCAACTCGGCCCCATATGGCGCGCCAGCGGCTCCGTAAGGAGCGCCTGCCGCCTTATACGGGTTACCGCTGAAAATGATCTTCGCGACGCGGAAACCCGCCATCGTATTGCCCTCACCCATGGCTGAAATAATGTCAGCCGGGATCACATAAGACCCGCCGGGGACGTGCATAGGCAGATGGTCAGTGCGCCCGGCAACCGGGCTGTGGATCGGGCCGACGTGGACTTTCGTGACCTCCATGCCAGCCGGAGGCGTTTTAGGAGCGCCGCCGGCAGCGTGCTTAGATCTGGCCTTGCGGGCCACATTTAGCGCGGCGGCGACAGCCTGATCCTTAGGATGGCCAGAGTGAACCATTTCAGAGATGTTCTGAGAAATGGTCTCTTGCGAATATCCTTTCTTCAAAGGCATGGCGCAATCCTCATGGGCCAGTCGGGCCAGTGGGGCCAGTAGGCCCAGTGTTTCCAGTAGGCCCTGTTGGGCCATTTGCCCCCGTTGGGCCTGTAGGGCCAAATCCAGTAGGTCCGGTAGGGCCAATAACGCCAGTCGGTCCTGTTGGCCCCACAACGCCCGTCACCGTGCTGGCGAGCGCCGTTAGTTGGGTAAGAATAGCCTGCATTGTCTGATTTAGATTGTTAATCGCCACAACGCCATTTTTTTGCGTGGTGAGGATGTCATCGAGACTAGCCATCAGAATTTCCCATCTGGCTGGAACCGATAGCGAATATTTCCAATTCGCCAGAACGTGCCAATGTCGTTGCTATCAAGCCGGATGGAGGTCAACCGCCCTCTAAACCGCGGCGTGATGAAAGTGGTGTTCTCAGTCATAGGGAACGGGCCATAAGATATAGGCGTCTGGCCAGCGTAATCCGTGACCTTAAACGTCAAATTGACGGTGACGTTTTGCGTTCCGCCGTAGTAGCCCCACTTCATGTCCGGCCAAACCTGATCGACAAACATCTTCAGGTCGGCCTCGTTCATCACATAGTAACCCGTCTCAAAATACGAGTTCATGGGATACGGGTTGCCGTTAGCGTCAACAGCGTCAGTTGATGTTTCATGCTGAATAACAAAAGCATCATTGCTGTTAGGCAACGGGCCACCACCGATTGGCGGGCCAAGAACGCTCTCATTAATCCAAGCAGTTCTCTCTAACTCGCCAAAGTCCCATTGATTAAGGAATATGTTGTATTTGATATAATGGCTTGGCTCGCCGCCGTTGCTGATAGTCGGGAAATACCAAGATATTTCACCGAACCGAGAGTTGGGAGCCACGCGTATCTTGTCGAGATTGCTTGTATCAATGTCTTGGAAGACAACATCCCAAATCGGGCATGGGATTGTTTCAACACCAGCACCTGACAATTTGTAGAACTGAGACTGGCCCATCCAATAAACAACGCCGTTCATAGACGTTGCAGCCTTGCGGCCAATCAACCCGCAGCCCGTGCCAAGCTCGTTGAACTGGTAAACATAAGGGGGGCCAACATACTGCATCGCCCAGACGCCAAGATCAGTCCAGATCAGACCCTGTTGAGGCCCTTGGATGCACTGTATGACGCGCGACCCTTTCGGGATGCGGTAAGATCCTGCCTGATTGGTGACTGTCCCAATCCATGAGTCGTAATTATTAACGTCGCACCAGCGGATCAAAAGCGGGTCAGAAATGCCAGTAAAGGTAGATCCCCATGCGATGATTTGCCTTTGCGGCATAGCCACAAACGCGCCCTGATTGATGATCGGAGCGTTAGGGATGACGGTGAGAGTTTCATTGCCGGAGCTGGGCGACCACTGGTAGATCGCTCCGTTTAAAGGACAAGCGATAAGAATTTCGCCCCAGTTATCAAGCGTCCAGTCTACCGCCGTTATGGGGTTGGTTACGGGAGTAATTTGAGAACCAGACCCGTAACCGCCGACGCCATAACCACCAACACCGTAGCCCGTCCCCGCGGGGATAGGACCGACGCCGGCGTAAATAACATAACGGGCGTCACCACCATTGATGAAGCCACTTGTCGAAGACGTAGCAAGAGTGGTGGCGGCGATAATGAAATTATCAGCATCGACCACAGATTGAATTAAGTAATTACCGTAAAAAGTGATGCCACCAACAGTTGTAGAAACAAGTATCGGGAAAGCCGTGCCGGCAGTGAACCCATGGCCGGGTAGCTCGACATTCACAAACGGGCTTCCGTTTGTGGTTGTAAGATCAGGGACATCGCCGCCAGCGGTGACCGTGCTTGTTGCTGGTAGCGGAACCCCAAGCGCATCGACAGATGTAATTTCAAAAGAGTTAGCGCCTACGGCCGTGCATTGATACATGCCGAAAAGAATTAAACCGCCGACGCTTATGTGAACGGGAATATAAACGGAGTCATAATCCGTTACGTTGCTGCCGGGGTCGTTGATAGTAACCGTCGTGCTGCCGGAAGTGGTATCAATATCTGGCGCAACATTATCAGTTCTAATTTCAGGCGTTATGACGCGCCTGTTGCCATTGTTAATGGCGGAAATGGACGCCTCTGCGCCAACGGCTAAATATGACTGGGCGTTCGTATCTTCCCACGCCCATAGAGCTCTAATGATTGAGCCGATACCGTTAGAGTAAAACTTGGTCCATCCGCCAAGCTTTTGGACAAGACCTATGCCCTGTCGATCAGGGATGAACCGGATAAGATTGCTAACAGAAATGCCGGTCTCATTCAGAGCCGGCGTTCTGTTTTGATCTACGCCCGGAATTAGCTTTACGCTTGCGTGGGGCATAAGTTACCCCCTCGAAGGCGTTGCGACAGGAGCAGGGCCCTGAGAGGTCCAGCCAGAAGCCTCAAATTTCTTGCGGGCCTCTTCAACAGCCGCGCCTTTGAGGAGCGTTTGATACTGACTCTCGTAAGACTGCGCCATCGCCGGATCATCAGACTGGCGGCCAAAGTTTCTCTGGTAGCCAGACACATAAACCATGCTGGCCATGATGAAGACATCTGGCAGGTACAAGCTGATAAAAGTCGTCGTATTCGTCGATGACAGGCTTGCCGGGCGGTATGTGCCTACGATCTCGATATAATATTGCTGGTCAGGATAGGGCCCGACCAGAAAAAGGTTATCGTTAAACGGGCACCAATACCTAGGGACGCCCGTGCTTGTCGCGCTGCCATAAACGGCATCAAGGAACTCTTTTGTGACCGGCAAAAGAGGGTTCCGGGTGCCCAAATTGGGGTTTATGGTCCCAGCCGGCGTCAGAACATTAATCTGCTCGCTGACGACCAAGGTGCCTTCAGGGATAGTAACGGCCCGGCTCCCGGGCACGATTGCATAGCCAGTTAACGACGTGGACGTGAAAAGAAAGTCGAGATCACGATACATCCGATTTTCGGCGTAGGTGATCATTTGGGGTAGGATCTCAACGAACGCAGGGTCCGTCTCTTCCACGACCGCAAGCGTGGCTATTTCTGTCTTGTACTGAGCGTATGTCAGGCCGGTCGTCATGGCATCCCCGCTATACCCTTATTTTAACACCTATTTCGCGTCGTGGCACCATGCTTCTCTCTTGGCGTTATTGACTTTGATTTCGCCAATCGTCTGATCAGTGTCTTTTTTAGACCACGAAATGTCGCGCCAGATGGCGCAGACCTTGGTGTTGGTGTTTTCAGTCCCGACGATGCCCGTCAGTGTCCCGCAGCCTGTCAGGAGAAAGGTTGACGGAATTAGCAGCATCCAGCGCATCCTTTGTCCTTTCAATAATGTCGGCTTGAGCTTTAGCCTTCATGTCTTCAACAGCGTCGGCTCGGATCTTTAAATACACGCCGAACAGGGCAGCCAAAACGAGGCCGCCGATTGTTATGTAACGCCCCAAGGGGCTAAAGAGCAGGCCGATCATGCGCCTTCCTCATCAAGCCTTTGCTTGCGGAAATACCAAATTGCTCCCGCGGCCACCATGATGACGAGGCAGACCAGAGCCGTGCCGCTCATCGCAGACAGGATGCTGCCCCCTTCTTTCACAATAGGCATGACTTCTTGAACTATGGCGATTGCGCCAGCGCCACCGGCGATGACAGCACCGTTGGCTTCCTTGGACTGCACGATGCTCTTTTTAGGCACTGGCATGTCAGGTTCAGCGCGAGCTTCGTCGGTGCAAACCGGCTTCTCAGTCTCAAGACCACGCCACAGTTTAACTTCTGCACGGCGGCGGCGCACTAGACCCGGGAGTTCTTTGCCGCCACCTTTGGTCCACTTCATAAATTCGGCGGGGACTTCGTTGAATTTCTCGGCGTTGACCTTCTTCAGAAGCGTGGATTTAGCCAGCGCGCCGACGCCGGCGTTATAAGCAAAATCCACTAAAGCGTCGAACTGACCCTGCGACAGTTCCACCTTAACAAGTTTCTCGACGCCGGCTTCATATTGAACCATGTCGCGCTTGAGGATGGCTTCAGCCTCGTCCTTAGTGATCTCCATGCCAGAGTTTACCTCAGGGCTGCCGGCTGCGGACGTATGCCCGTAACCAATCGTCCAAACCCCGGCCGGGCATTTGTAAGCTTTGAGACGCAGGCCCTCAAACTCTTTGACCAGAGCCAACCCATCTGCGGACATTCTCATGGCATAGCTCCTACTTAGTGATATTGAAGGTCAAATTGGCGTGATCTGGGTAATTGATCAGCACTTCGCCTTCCGGGCATTTGTACCGGATATGAGCCAACAAAGTGGCTCGACCGGGCGCTATTTTGTTAGGGTCATCAATGGTTATGGTGTAGCCAAATTTATCTACTTTGTCATTGGCCGGCCCAGAGAACTTGGCGATAGACGGATTAGCTTTGTGAACGATGTATCGGGAGTCTCGAACCTCCAAATAGAACTGCTCGACCGAACAATCGTCCCGTATTTTTCTACGCGCGGCTACAACAGCAAATTCACCATTGGCGGGTCCGTCTGTGATGCTGAAATGCTCTGCGGACCATTCGAGAATGGGCTTTCGGAATAAACCCAATTTATCTAACGCCGTATACCCTCCGCCAACCATGGCAAAAATAGCGGTGACCGCGCCAACTGATTTGGTGACACGGTCGATATCAAGGCTCATTTGTCGGCCTTTTTGTCGCGCAAATCGTCTATCTTGCGAAAGACCTCGCCAATCAGATCCTTGAGCTCTTTGACGCCTTCGCGAAACTCATCCTTGCGGATGTAATTTATTGGTAAATCCAGCTCTAACTTATGGACGTTTTCCCGCAATTCTTTCACCGCGCCCCATAGCTCGCGGGCGAACCAGCCGCCAACAGCCAGAATGCAGCCTATCGCGATGTTGAATAGGAATTGAGGGTCCATCAAAAGCTCCCGGCATCTTATTTCCCCTCATCCCTATTTTTATAACACCTTCTATTTTTTTTCAATTTCACCCATAGCCTCTTCGATCAATTTCAAATTGTTTTTGAGACGCTGGTCGTCGGGTGAATGCTCAAGCGCGAGCTTGGCCTGCTCGTGCGCAATGTCTTTAAGGCCGAGCCACCAAGCTGAAATACTTGCGAGGTCGTGCGGCCAGTGGCCCCAAACTGCCGGGTCGCAAGTGTAGACAAGTTGCTTGTCTTTGATCTTCAGCGCCCGCATGGACGCCGCAAAACATTCCTCCCAGCGATGCTGGCGGTACATTAGCATCGCCAGTTCGCACCACGGCTCACGGGTATTAGGAGCCTCGCCGGCGGCCATGTAGTACCATTTTTCAGCCTGCGCTAAGTCGTCGGTCTCGGCGTATGACTTGCCCATAAGCCGCATGGCGTAGCACCGCTCATTTTGGTTGCTGGCGGCGTTCATGCCCAGATAGGTCGTAAGAGCTTTTTTGGCCTCGTCCCAGCGGCGGTAGAATGTCAGTTCGCGAGCGTAGTAAAAGTAATGATGCGGATCGGTGGCGTCTTCTTTGACCGCCACTTCCAGCATTTCCATATACTGCCCTCTGCTTTTGGTAGGGTCAGGATGGTGGCTGACTAAGAGGTGATTGCACCATGCCGTGACATGCTCAACACGGCCATCAATCCGCAAATCCTCGTGACAGGGGTGGTGCCAATGATAGCCGTGTCGGCTATGGATTTTCCGATAGGGGAACCGGATGTTGTGGCCCCAGTCAAAATAGTACCAAAGGTTCGTTGTCTTGCCGGGTATCCAAACGGCCTCAATCTTTTCCTTCCAACCCGGCTCTAAAACTTCATCCAAATCCAAACTAATGCAAATATCCACAGACCGGGGAATAAGAGCAAGAGCAGCATTACGAGCGATGTCAAAGCGCCAAGGGCTGACGTAAATGTGGTGGACAATCGCTCCACATTCGATGGCTTTTG